CTGGTTTAGCCTTAGCGATAGCCTGTTGAATCTTAAGGTGTGATATCTGAATTTGGTCAGCAAACGTAGTAATACCAGAAACCAAAGACTTTGGAATCATACGGCGCATGTTGACAGCAATTGGGCTATAGGACAAGCGTGTCTTCGTTAGGTCGTGTACGTTTTTGGGTACATTCTTCTTGGGTCCGTAATCAAAAATCTTATCACATCCGATGATGAACTTACCGCCGTATACCGTAGCATTGTACATGTATACTGGCTCTCTGTCGTAAACGCTATTTGTTTGAGGCTTGTAAACCTCTCCTTTGTAGTAGAAGCCAATGTTTCCGTAACGAGACTGCTTCTTCTCAAAAATCATGCTATCAACAGACATGAATTCAAAGTCCAGAACCTCTACAGTGTACTCATCGTAACCGTAGTGATATGTGTCAAGGCCAGATTCATAACGAGAGTCATCGAAGCGGTTAGGGTTGTTAGAGTATTTGTTTCTAACAGCATTTGCCATTTTCTCGTACTCCTCTTCCGTGAACTTATTACCCGCAACACGCTTTAGTTCAGCGATACTCATTCGCTTAATGTGTCCCGCGTAAACGATATCTGACAGGTTGGGGTCTTCAGTAAAAGAGTGGATAAACCTAGCCGGGTCGACATAGTCAGTTACAATGCCGTAATTGGGGTCATTGTTGCGCTTGACCACAGCCATTCCGCAAGTAACTAAGTCTTCAACACAGCGTCTCTGAATCTTCTCGTCATAGTCATTCCAAGAAAGCGTCATTTGAGTTGCAATCTGAGCTGCAATCTCTGCGTCTGTCTTGATGTTAGTCTCTAAGAATATTTCTAGTTCCTCCTCAGTTTGTGGAAGCGTATCTGGGTCTGTATCTACTTCAATACCTAGGGCTTTTGCCTGGGCAATGAAATCTTTATTCTCGATACGAACACGGACCTTGTTTTTCTCTAAGTCTTTTTCATTCTTAGAGAGGGGGTCTGTAGCTTCTACTTGGGGGTATGGCGATGAAGAAAGAATCTTGTTGACTACAATCTTTAAAAACTTAGGAATGATAGGGACGGGTGACCAATCAATATTAAGTAATGAGCCATCCCCATTGTTCGGGTTTAATGACGACAACAACTCTTTATACTTGCTAGTATCCTGAGTGCCATTGGCATAGTCCCGCGATGTCTCGAATTCCCTAAACCTTCTTCGGTAAAGGGAGCTCTCAGAATCTAACGAACCCCACTCTGAAAAAATAGCTTTTGCATACTTAATACCGTATGAATCAGAAGCTTTCTTTTCATGGCTTGCTAAAGGGTCAGGGAAGGTAGACTCTGCGTTTGTCGCTATCCCATTATAGTCCATATTGTTAGCCAATCTATATTATACTGGCAAATATACAAATATTAACCACGTGTACTTTTGAAACGGCGAAAGAACACTTTGTCGTTGAAATCACTTTTTACTACCGTAGTCTTAACCTTCTGAGCGGCTAGCAAAGCAAGTCCTGAACTAATCGTCAAGTCAAACTTCGTCCGGTCATCAATCCTGAAGTTAATCCAGTCTTCAAGCGTCCGGTCAAAATACATCTTACCCATTAGAGCGGTCTCCTCATTCATCCCTACGTGATTATGAATAAAGTCCTCTACGGATTGAGCGTGAGCCTGAATGACATCTTGCGAGTTAGATGGTATGCCCTTTGTCTTGCTTCCGTTATTGAGACCAAGGTGTGCTGGCCTCTCCATAAGGTATCCGTCGTAACCCCTTGATTCAAAGTATCTTGCTATCCCGTACTTGTTGTTTTCTATAAGGATAGGGTAGCCGTAAAATACAGCAGCCATCAAAACATCTTCATAGAATATCTTAGCAAGAGGAGGTCTGGAGGCGTACTCCGCAACAAACATATTGCTAGGGTACTCCATGTTAAACTTGTTATAAAGGTGGCAGGCACCCTTTGAACCGCGGCCATCTACTGTAGCGTCAATATCATAGGAGTCAACGCCACCGCATCCTAAAAATTCATTGGGGGCTATGCGCTTTCCGTTATAGTTCACCTCTTTGTTCCTGATGTCTTCGGGCGGCATCCAGCACACACGCCACCTACCATTTACGTCTGGCTTAAAGAAAACTTTCGTGTCCTGAACGCCATTCTCCCAGACGAAGTTACCGATAACAACAGGATTAGGGAACAGGTCCATGTTGTGCTGTATCTGCTCGTATATCTTCCCGATATTAAAAAGACTAGCCTTTGCCGAATCCCTAAACGCTTCGTCCTCCATGAAGGGGAACTGACGTATGACTTCGTTTAGTTCATAGCTGTCGTTTATGAGCGCCTTCCTTTCATTCTTTAAGAACGTCTTAGCCCCTACGGTTATTACGTCTCCCGCCTCTCCGATAATGGGGCTTTCTGGGTCTTCAACAACGGGATTGCCGTATCGGTCAAAAAACCCCTCTAGAGCTTCATAGGATGGAATAAAAATAGAATATAGCCCGCTCTTAGTCCTTCCGTTTTCATTTCTGTCATTCGGGTCTGAGGAGTAGTAAAGGTCGCGGTACTGACGTCCACCCTTGTCAAGTGGGTTCACGGTGCTACCTACAAGCGCCTTTCCGACAATCTTACGTCCAACCAAAAGACACGTTCTATGTATCCGCCAGCTCTCTCGGATGTCCGTAGGCTTCTCCCACTTGCCCGCTTCGTCCAGATACAACACATGGAGCTTTTCGCCGTCATATGCGTTATTAGTGGTGTTCTTCCAGTTTATAATCGTGTTCAGGGCCTCGTCTGTCTGCGATGTTTTATTCTTCTTGGTAATGCGCTTTGAAGGCTCCCTAAAGGCCAACTCCATACGTGGGTTGGTGGTACCATCCTGAATAGGCTTAAAGAAGAAAGGGTAAGACTTATATATGGAGACCACCTTTTTCATAAAGATGTTTTCCTGAGCATCAGAACCTGTCTTGCTCATGATGCCGAGAAGCTTGTCCTTTACCTGGGAAGCTTCATCCGCCAATACGGCGCTACACATATTGGTGTATCCAGAACGTCGGCATTTGGTGTAAATCTGCCCCAGTGAGCGTGGGTCCGCCTCACAGGCAGCCATATGTATGAAAAGCTTTCTCTGGAAATCTAGATAGCTAGGGTATCCAATATCAATCTTGCTCCACTGCAAAAACATATAATGGTGTCCCGTGATATATGTTGGAACGCCATTGTTATAAAACCATAGGCCGTCCTGTCTCCTCTGGAACTCTCGCTCGACATATCCCGAATGCTTCTCCCTGAACTCTCGTGGTGCCTCGTACCACTCGTCCATAGAACGTATGTTCGTTAGTTCTTTGGGTACCTCTTCCCTGCGCCAATGCTGTTCTTTTTTGGGAAGGTCATGGAAAAGAATATCTTCCTTTCTGGGCTTCTTCGGTAGCTGTATTTGTAGATTCGACAAATCAATGATGTCCCCAGCGCTACCGTTGGGACATATATTAATAATAACGTCTTTTTCTTTAACAACTAAACCGCTCATTTTTTAACGAACCTCTCGGCGAAACCGCCTTTGAAGTCTTTTATTTCTTCAATATTTCCAGTGTCTGATAGCTCATGTATCATTTCCTCTAGTCTCTGCCTTTCCTGCAGTAGCTCTCTGGCATCTACAGCTGTCTGCTTGATAGACTGAAGCTCAGCCTTGCGTTGAGAACCTGATAGCTCTTGGTCAACGGGCTTCTTAATCTCAGCAATCATATTGTCGATAGCCGTCTCCATAGAAGATAGCAATCGTCGTGCTGCATCAATCGTTGTAAACTTTGGCATAGGTCAACATTGATGTATTCATCCGCCAGTACTTATTCCCGTCGAGCTCCATCTCGTAGTCGGCATCCTTCTGGAAGAATACCCTATCGCCTTTCTTTAAGCCAAGCTCGTTAATCGCCTCAGAATCAAAGGCTACCTCCCCCTCTTTGTTGGGGTCTTCTTTCTCTCTATATATATGTATAAAATTGCTTTTCAGCTCTGCCTCCTGCTCCACGGGCTTAATGAATACCCAATTTTGAAGCGGTGATACCTCTCCGGTCTCCTTGGATTTAAAGGCATATGCTTGGGACAAGATAGGCTCTTCAGGATTTACCGTTACATAGTAGATATCATTCTCTTTATCTATGGCTTGAGGCGGCTCTAGAACCACATGGTGGTGGAAATACAGTGTATCTCCAACCTTTACTGGAACATTAAACCTCTCTGGTATGGCAATTACCTCGCCTTCCATAAATCGATGCTGGAACTCGTTAAACTTGGTATCAAGATAGAGTTCCTTTTCGCCTACCTGTATTGTGTCTTTAAAACGTTTAGGTATGCGAACTAGATAGTGTCGTATTGAGCGCATTAAAAATTACAGTCATATTCAATTAAACAAGGCATATCCTCCACTGACTTCCAGAGCTTAGTGCCAGAGTTCTCGTCGGATATATAAATTAAGTATCTGCGTTTGCCTGTATTGTGGAAATGTGATTTATCAAGAAGAATAGCATCTACTGATGAATCTCCCGCTCGCTGACCTACAAAATAGGCCATGGCATCCTTTGGGTTAATACCCACTACAATCTTTCTAATAAGTTCCATTTCAATTTAAGCTTCGCCTGAGCTTCCAAATTTAAGCCAAAAATCTATACTATCAGACCTTTCTGGCTCAGGGTTGAATTGTTCGTACAAATGAGTAAGGACGACATCTAGCTCATCTTCGTCTACGACAGTCATTCCCGTAACAGCCCTGATGCACACCTTTTCGTCGCCGGGCTTCATCTCATCTGAAATGCCAAATATAAATGCCGAAACAAATTGCTGCCTTAAATCATACTTGTCTACCAAGTCTGATATTTCATCCATTTTATCTCGTAGCTCTATAAAGAACTCAAGCTCTTTTCCCCTATCGGCATCCATATCTTAAATATACGGAACAACCATTAGAGTTTCCGGAGATGGAATACGCTGTATTGATTGAGGGTGGCTGCTGAGGCAGATGCTTTTGCCTGAACAGAAACAACATCCCCACCGCTTAGGTTAGAAAATGTCGTCTGCGTGATGAAGTGCTCACCGGCAGATGCGATGGACGTCGCAGAAGTTCCCTGAAGAGCTCCATTAATACGAAAATAAAAAGTAACCTCTACGTTTGAAGATGTCGTTGTAAGGTTTGCAGAGAGGGTAGCTTGATACACGCCCTCTTCATTGATGGTTACGGAGTCATTGGTTGACCCATAAACATCAGAAAGCGTATATACTGTATTTGCGTCTCCAATCTGTACCGTGGCGGTGCTAGAAGAGCCAGTATTAGCGAATACCAAATACTTGCTGGTCGTTGTAAGGGAGATGGCTGGACTAACACGCGCAACAAGCTCAGGGGCTGATACATAAGTGCTAGATATCAACGCCGTCTTAAGGTTGTTGTATGAGATAGACTTCCAAGAGGAGGTGCTCTCATCCCACATCAAGAACTTATCATCTGTAGCATAAGTGCTGGAGGTGATGGCAGATAGGTTCGCTGGGTCATCGAGTGTCACATCGCTGCCGCTGATAACCACCGGGGAGGCTACAGAGACGGTAGAAGAAGTAAAGGCAGTAGAATCTAGCTCTCTGGTGACGATATTATTGGTAGCGCCATCCAGAAATAGAGCCGTAAGCTCCGTAGAGGAAGATGCTGGTGCTGAGGAGATGTTCAGTGTACCTGCAACCTCAACCGCTTCGGTAGAAATCTTAAGGGCACTGTCGTTTCCCGAACCGTCCTCAACAACTTTAGTAGATGACGTAAGGGTTCCTGTCTCCAGCTTTAGGAGCGATTGATAAGCGTCTTTTACCTTTTGACCTGTCAGAGTAGCCATATATCCTTAATTTTGTTACAAATATAACTTTTAATTGAATGCCTAAGCGTAAAGGAGACCGTGAGAAGATGTTCCGTGACTTTTCCAAAATGAAGCCGGGAACACTGAAAGCAAATTACCTCAAGAATTTTGACCTGGCAGTAAAAAACACCATCAAGACGCAGTCTATCAGTTACGCCGAGATGATGTTCATGCTGTTTATATACGACTACGAGTTCTTTACTATTGACCACATCCATAGGGAGTACAGACGCAGTTATATGAAGCTAGAGATTAGGCTGCTGTACCCTTTGCTTAAGAGGGGATACATATACAAGCACTTTGATAAGCTGTCTCCTAGCGAAACATACGAAGACCACATCTTCAGAGATGAGACCAAGTACAACTACCGCGTCAGGTACGCATTATCCCAGAAGGGAAGGATGGCTGTCGCTAAGTTCTACAGGAAGATAGAGGGAGATGAGCCAATAGATTAGTGTGCCTTCTTAATCTTAAAGGGCATCTCTAGGGCTGCATTGGTATGCGGTTTAAAGTCTCCTTCGTGGGGCATAAGGTAGTACCTACCACGCTCTGTCATCCAATGATAACCGCTTGGAGCCTTAACCATAACCTTAGAGGGTGACTTCTTAGCCTTCATTACTTCTTCTTTAACATCTTGAAGTCAGCGCCTGAAATCTTACCGTCTTTATTGGCGTCAAGCTTCACCTGACCTCCAGTAAGGTACTTCATCATACCACCTTTCTTGTACTTCATCTTTCCGCCCTTGGAGAACTTGTCTTTAATCTTCATAAAGCGCTCTTCATACTTGGTACGCTGCGCCTCACCACCGACAGGTGCAGATGGAGACAACTCGTTCTTCTTCTCCTGCATCATCTTCTTAAACTCCTGAGTCTCGGTAGGAGTCATAGGCATCTTGGAGTACTTCTTAGTGGGGTCTTTCTTAGCTTTCATAGTTTCACAATTTCTACAAGTATATCATCATACCTGTTCTTGTTGCTTCGAAGGTCAAAAATAGTGAATTTTACCAAGCCTTTTTCCATCGCCGCGGTTCTGAGGTCATCACACCAGCTGATATTACG